CGGACGATGTCTTGAATTGGACGATTCCGCGACCGTCCATGTCGGGCCGGTAGGCGAAGGCGTCCGGTGTGGCGCCAAGGCGCAGTCCCCGTTCGGCATAGAAGGCGTTGTCTGCCCGGTAGTCTATCGTCCAGCTGGGGCGCTCCTCACGAAGCATTTCCACCGCGACCGGCTCCAGTAGGCGGCCTCGCCGCATGGCCTCGGTCTCTTCCGTGCTTTCATCAAGTCGCCCAGTCTTCAGCGCCCAGATCTGGTAGGCCGTGGTATACGGGTGGCAGTTGAGCAGAGCGCCGGCGATAGAGGCAGTGATAAAACCTCGGCGCAGTTCGAGCCAGTCGGCACGATCGCCAGGTAGGACGCACTCAACGGACATGGGTGGCCTCCTCATCCTTGAAGAGCACCTGGATCATCTCAAGCCTGTTGAAGGTCAGGGCGTCGTCTACGGCTTGGCGCTCGTCCTCGGAGAGCGCAGCACCTTCAGCCCATTTGCGGATGATCGTGGATAGTGCCATCCGAGAAGCGCAGCCGAGCGGGAACACGTTGGGGTCGGTCACTTGCTCTGACCCTCGCGCCGTTCCACAGGCGAGGTTGCGCTGGCGCAGGCCTCGCAGAAACGCTCAGCGACCTCGGCCGTCGTAAGGCGGCGGTCGCATTCCTTGCATGCCAAGAATACGGCTGAGTCATCCGAGCCGAAAACGGGGCGGGGAGTGTCCATGGGATTATCCGTCTGTGACAGGCTTGCCATAGGTGGCGGTAGCTCTGGACGGATAATCGCGACAATCGCGAATACTGTCAACACTAAAATCGCGAAAGTCGCAAATTTGCTGCGGTACGCGCTGGCGTCTAGCAGTTGCCAAATCTCGTGCGCGCGTACGCGGAGATATAATTATATAATCTAATTAGACGCGCGGAATATTTATAACTTCATTATGGGGTGGCCCATAAAGGGCCACCCCCATGAACATATTTATGAAGGTTATAGGTTGTAATTAAACGCGCGCGAACGAAGTCAGCGCGTTGAGGATCTCGTCCCTAAGCGCCTTGAAGTCGTCGAGTTGATCGTTGGTGAATACAACCGCGTTCTCGTCGGCGAGGGCGTCGAACACGCCCCCGCGAGGCGGGTTCTTCCCGGGGAAATCGAATGCGATAAACCCGTTTCCTCTGCCGGCCTCACGGAATTCGACCGCTGTGACATGGCGAGCGATGATGTAGCGGTCGCCTTGCACACCCTGATTGACCATCGTGCTCCAGCCGCCACCGGAGGGGCCGCGACTTATTGCGATAACGGTGCCGTCGAAGGAAACCGTCCCGTTCTTGCCTGCTGCTTTAGACATCCAATCTTCCTCGCTAATCGGCTTGAGGCTTCTCTGAAGAAAAACTCAAACAGGAGTCGGCAGTTAGCGCAAGCTACTGAAAAACGAGTCGTTTCCCTATCGACTCTTTGGCGGAGTCCTGCTTTCTTTCCCCGTGAACGGAGAGAGAACAAGAGGCGGCTGGCATGCGCGGTGGTATTGAGTATGCGGATGCGAACAGGTTGTTGTGCGAGTTGGTCAGTATTCAGGTTTCATGCGAGGAGTGCGGCCACGATCGATCTCTCGGGTTCGGCGAACTCTCGGGTGCGAACTTCGCCGGCGCTTACAATTTTGGCCTACTTAGCGAACGTCTTAAATGCTCAAATTGTCCGCCAATGCCTCGGCCTTGGCGTCGGTTGCAGCTGCGGCCGACCTGGCGAACGTCGTCAGTATCTCGTCGAGTAGACGACCGCGTGGACTGAGAAGACTTCAGCGTTGTCCAGTTCGATCTCGTGGCTCTCTCCCTCCTCAGGGTTGTGTTGCCAAAGCCGCAGAACCTTAGAAGACCTCGAACGGAATTCCTTGATGTAGCTGGCCATTTCATCGCCATCGTGTTCCGGCTTAAGCTGAACCACAACGTCGTCACCGGCCCGCACTGGAAGCTGAGGGTTTAGCCAAACGGTTTCCCCGGCCCGATAGCGAGGCTCCATCGATGTGCCGTAAACCCGAACCGCATATGCATTGGGCACGTTCTCCAAACCAGGCGGGCAGAATACGTCTGCAACCTTTTGCCCGTTCATGATGAACCGACCGTTCGGCCCAGCCTCTGACTGGCCCATCAGGGGGATGCGACGCCCTTGAGGAAACTCCTGGAATACCGGAGGAAAGCTAGCGTTGGGCGACGGACGATAGGGCATTGATGCAGCTGCTGCATCATCGCCTTGGCTTTCAAGCCACTGCGTCATGCCCTCATACCCGGGCGGGAGTTCCCCGTAGAACCGGGCTATCGCGGCGATTTCGTCCTGCTTCAGCTGCCGGCGCTTCTTCGGGTCAGGATCTGCCAGTTCGATCGACCGCGTGATCTTGTCCATCGAGATCCCGGTGGCTTTCGATAACTTGCTTTTGGCCAGACGTGGTTCGACCTTTTCGGCAAGCCACTGTTTCAATGATGTTTGCGGGTCGCTCATGCGGCGATCCTCGCGATTTCCGCAAAAACTTCTATCGCGAAGTTCGCAAATTCCTCTTGACTTAAAATCGCGATAATCGCAAATATCGCGACATGAGCGAAAAACATCTCGAACCAGCCAAGTCGATTGTCGCCAAGATCGGAGCGCCGAAGTGCGCTGAGATCGTCAACAAGCACATCTCGCGTGTCTATCGTTGGATGGCGCCGAGCGAAAAGGGCGGTACCGGCGGAATCATTCCATTCGAGGACGCCTCCAAATTGGTCGCGTACTTCGAGGAAAACGGCATTGAATTTTCGCACAAAGAGTTTTTCCCGTCGCCGGAGGTGGTCCAATGACCGCACTCGCGTTCGATTTCTTCGCATCAACATCTCCTTCGCAGGTTCATGCGAAGAGAGTGCCAGTCCTGGCTTCCAAAAGGCCGGAAACGTTGGCCGAGAAGCTGGAAAGCCTTTCCAGCAACGATAATACCGAATCCTCCCGGGATGCTGAGGGGACGGGTATGTCCTCAGTATCGTCCCCCCAGGCGATGCTGCGCGAGCTCGGGGAGCTTATTGCTCCCCGCTCGCCAGCAAAGGTTCACTACCCTCTGATCGCGACAGATCTCCGCCGGCATCTTCCGGACGTGTCCCTTCGCCGGGTGAGGGCAATCTACAACGGCGAGGTCTCCCGCCTCTGGAACGACGAGGCCATGGCGATCCGCCTAGCGCTCGCCGGCCGACGTAACCAGAAGGCCCGGCGGGAATTCGCCCGGGCCGCTGCCGAGATGGCGAAGACGCTGGCAGCCCACGGTCTTCCCCTGACCTCCGATCAGCAACGTGTCGTTTCCGCTCTCTCGACCGAGGTGCTGGCATGAGCAAGATCCTCGACTGGAATGCGATGACGAGGGATGAGCGGATCGCCGTCATAACTGAAGGTGTTGCCAAGGGTTTGTCTGCCGGCAGGATTGCATCGAAATTCGTCGGAGCATCCCGCAACGCCGTCATCAGCTATTGCTACCGTCACAAGATCGGGACGGCCCGTCCGAAGCCGGCGAAGCCCGCCAAGACGGCAGCAACAGCGCAGCGCGTACCGCCCAAGGCTTTCACGCCTGCGATCACCAAGACCGAGAGCCCTCAGCCGATTCCCTCAGCAAGAGCAATCTCGAAGCCCGCGCCGGATCTGGTCGACCTCGGGCCCATAGCCAAGTCGCAAGCCTTCCAGCCGATCGACGGCGCCAAGCCCATTCGCCTCGAGGATCTTGGCGCGATGCAGTGCCACTGGCCGGTGAACGGCTTCGATGGGCGCGATGCGATCTTCTGCGGCGTGCGGACACGGACGACCTACTGCGCCAGCCATTCCAGGCTGGCTTACCAACCGCGCGGCTAAAGGAGAAGCAGATGACCCGCATCTTGGAAGGCAGAAACCGCGCGAATGCGGACGAGATGGCATCCTTCATCGACAAGTACGAGGAGCTCGAGAAGGAAAAGCTCCGCGAGAAGATGAGCTACATGGAGCGCTGCCGGCGCATCACTGAACAGCAGAAGGATCTGCTGGACGACGCCAAGGGCCAAGGTCTTCCGAAGAACGTGGTCAAGGCGGTCGTCAAGGCGCGCGAGCTGGAGGGCAAGGCCAACGCGATCCTGGAAGAACTCGAGGATGACGCTGCCCAGATCTTCAAGGACATCCGCGAGGCGCTTGGAGATTACGCCGATCTGCCGCTGGGGCAGGCCGCGGTCTCGCGAGAAGAGCAGGACGACGAACGGACGGCGGCTGTCGTCAGCGCCGTGAAGAACGATCTCTCGGACGACGAGAAGTCCGAGTGGGAGAAGGCTGCGCCGACGGCAGCCAAGCACTGAATTCGAATTGGACGGCGGTCTCTCCTGAACGCCGGCGGCATGCTGCTTCGCGCAACTGGCAGCGAGCCGAGATCCGACCCCGCCAGGGTCGGATCTCCAACCACGCGGATGAACGGTTTCTGGTGACAGCCGACCCCTGAGACGGCGCGGAACCTTGTTGTTCACGACAAGAAGAACCCGATGCTCGAAGTCCCCCGCATTCTCACCCTCGATCTGGCGTCCAGGTTCGGCTTTGGCTTTGGCGCTGCCGGCACCAAGCCTGTGTCGGGTTCTCGATACTTCACGCGGAATGGCGAGGCGCCGAAAGGCGGGCCGATATCGAACGGCGCCAAGTTCTGGAACGCCATGCGGTTCATCAGCTGGGCGGTCGAGGAGTTCAAGCCTACCCACATCGTCTGCGAAATGCCGATCGCGCCTAACTCCAAAAACGGCAACACCTCCACCGCCGCCTTCGAGACGCTTTACGGTCTGCCGGCAGCAGTCCGCGGGATGGCTTACGGCCTTGAAGTCTACGAGTGGGAGTATGCGGCTGTTTCCGCAGTCCGAAAGCATTTCATCGGCAAGGGCGGAATGAAGGGCGACGAGGCAAAACCAATCGTCTTCCGCAAGTGCGTCGCCCTCGGATGGATCGATCCTCTCACCGAAACCGATCTGTCCTACGACCGCTCCGACGCTCTCGCCATCTGGTCTTGGGCAGAGGCGAAGCTCGCGCCGAAGCTGGCGCAGCCGGTTGACGACCTTTTCCTCAAAGCAGCTTCCAAAAAGAGAGCAGAATGATGAACGCGATCATTAGGTCGGCAGTCGCTCAAGAGCTTCCCGACGGGGAATGGGACCCGTACAGGATCCTTGGTCTCTCGCGCCGTGCGTCGGCCAAGTCCATCCGGTCGGCATACAGGCGGCTCGCGAAGCAGTTGCACAGCGACATCAGCGGCGATGCGGCAGCTTTCCTTCTGCTGAAGGAGGCGCATGATTTCCTTCTCGATCCGGTTTCACGCTCGCTTTGGGACCGTCGCCAAATCCGCGCTACCGATCAGCTGCGGACCATCTCAATCAAGATGCTGGAAGGGCTCTTCGAGTCTGTCGTTAACCAGGTTGTCGAAAGCAGCCTACCGCCGGAGCATCAGCACATTCCTGATCTGGTGAAGAAGGTCATCCGCGGCAACATGGAAGATCTGGCAAGAGCCGAGGGCAGCCATCGGCGCAAGCTCGCCAGGCTAAAGCTGATGATGGGAAAGGTTCGACGCTCCGATGCTGGCAAAAACTTGGCCGCTGTCGTCCTCGATCGGAAGCTGGCTGAAACCGAGAGCGTCATCCAGAAGATCACTCAGGAGATTGAGGTCGGCGACGTCATGCTTGCCGAGCTCGAAGCTTATAGCAGCGACGCCCCTTGCGACGAGTTCTATTCCGGTAGCTCTCGACGCTCAGCTTCGGCTGAGCCCGCTTTCACGATAAGGCTTTGGTGATGGAGAAAATTGTGCGGCTGCTGCCGGAAATTCTCCTCGCTTTCCTGATGTGGGTCTTTCTCGGCTTGGGCTGTTACGGCCTGTACCAGCACATCTCGAAGCAGCTCGTCGGCCACCCCTCCTCGATCGAGCGGAGCCGATAGGCGATGGACACGCTCTTCTCCTACTACGGCGTCAACTGGCCCTTCGGACACCTCAAGCCGAACGCCTACGGTTTCGTCATGGCCGATCCGCCTTGGGACTTCTCGAACTGGTCCAGCAAGGGTGAGGCCAAAAACGCTAAGAAGCATTACCGCTGCCTGCCTCTTGGAACCATCAAGGCGTTCCCCGTCGCCGAGCT